TCATCCTGGAAACAGGGGTTCGATTCCCCTAGGGACTGCTGTAGTTGAATAAACCAGATTTACACCATTTGTAAGTCTGGTTTTTTCTTTTGTAGGGCTATGAATAACCGCGAAAATGGAGTGTATACGTGGGGTTCGATATTCTTCTTTTTTCTTACTATACATTAAACCTTCTGGGAAGATCAATTTCTGAAGTTCCCTCTGGGCTGAAATATTGCTATCACGCCATATTTTGGAGGGTTTTGTAACAAGTTTGAGGCTGTTGTTAATGAACTGGGTGGGGTTCGATAATTGTACCTGGCTTCTGAGTGCGCTCTCAAGTTTGTGGATTTCATTTAGTGTGGATTCTTTATGCTTTTTATACGTCTCTGTATCTAATCCATCGTTTATATACTTCTTCTCCAGTTTTTCCAGAAACTGAGACTGCTCAGTGATTCGCTTTTTCAATAATGCCTGGGATTCTCTTGCTTCTTCCTGCATTGAGTTGAATACAATCTCGAGCTCTTCTCTGAGTATGTCTACATCGTTGTGATTGAGCGAGAAGGAGCTAAGCATATCGCTGAAGGTTTCGTGAAGCTTTTTGCCGGAGATATCACCGCAAGCACACTTGTAATAGATTGGCTTAGACTTCTTTTCTCGATATGAGCCGTCTGGCTTTTGCTTGGTTTTGCGTTGGTAGGCAGTGTGGGATTTGCCACAGTCTGGGCATTGTAGAAACTTCTTTAACGGGAAAAGATCTTCATTCTTCCCGGACTTCTTGTTGCCTGATAGAATATCCTGGACAAGCTGCCAGGTGGTAGGGTCTACGAGGGGTGGTTGATTCCCTTTTACTATTTCAGATCCTAATAGACGATGAGAAATGTAGCCCTTGTAAAAGACGTTTCGGAGCATTTTGCTCAGCGCCTTAAAAGTTACGTTAACACCTCTTAGGTTTAGAAATGTCTGTGCCTCGCGAATATTGTATCCATGATGAGCTATTTTGTCATAAGCTGCAGCGATCAGTTTGCCTTCATCAGTGATCTGAACTTCGCCGGTGTTCTTATCTTTCCAGAAGCCTCGAGGATACTTTCCCGCACACCAGTTACCTGCACGTAGTGATTGGATCATGCCGCGCTTCACTTTTTTAGATCTCCACAGATTGTCCACCGCAGGCATGGTGATGTAATTGCCGCGCATAATCAACGACTCAGGTACTTCGTAGTTTAACAGTTGATCAATGGCCTGTAGTTCTATTCCCCATTGATCCAGTTGATTGATGGATACATAGGCAAGAACGTCATTACGGCTGAATCTGGAGTAATCGATGATCAATACCAGGGAAATAGAGGTGTGATGTTTCTTGAGGTAGTCCATCAGATCGACCCATCCTGGTCGCTTGAAATCCTTGGCTGAATGATCATCGATGAAATACTTTTCGGTGATCACGCCAAAGTTTGAGGACCACATCTCCATCTGTTCGCGCTGAGCCTGGATGCTGTACTTCTGTCTATAGGCATCATCAGTGGATTTTCGTAGGTAGCATACTGCTCTTTTGCCTTCAAACGAACTTTTATCAAGATACATTCTTTGCTTCTGTTTGTTTCTGCGTCTTAATATGGTGAGAATATAGGATTTGAGCTAGTTTTTTCAACGCCTTTCTGCGATCATCGATATGTTGATGATCTCTACTTTGCATCTCTGGCTTTCCAACTGGCTAGTGTGATTTCATGATCGACTTTCTTCATGAAAATCAATCCCATGTCAATAGCTTTCTGGATCCACTTTGGGTCTGTCTCATTGGTGACCGTTTGTTCGATAAGAACTGATCCATTCTCATCCTGGTAAAGTACATAGTAATTAAGGCCATTTCGGCGTGAAAGATCTTCACGCCGGAACTGCTCTATGTTTTCTGCCTGGCACCAGGTTTTGTCAAATACCGATATGGAGGAGATAGAGGATGCCATCATCATTTCCTTTTCAGTTCTTTAGCTACCTGGAATTGAAGTCTCTTTAAATTCAATATTGAATTGACATTGTTGGTGACCGCTTTCGCCTGGTTTATGTACTCAGGATTCTCCCGTACTTTCTCAATATTATCGAGCAGCGTTTGTGTGAGATCATTGATGTCGAGATTGGAATTCTTGACAATGGCCATGGCGAGCTCTGTGTTTTCATCCTTCGCCTTTTCCACTACTGTGGGAGTCATGTCCACAATAAGGCAGTCTTTGACGAATTGCTTCACGTCCTGAGCATGTAGATCTATGTCTTCATTGGTCCCTTCAGGTGACTCAGCTTTGATTCGAAATATTTCATCTCTCTGGAATACACCTAGTATTCGGATGTTTTTGCTGTGATACAACCAGTCTTTGCCGATCATATCAAATAGTTTTTCTTCTGGACTTTTCATCATTGATTTGTTTGTTGAGTTGAAATTGAGTTCTTTTTAATTCCAGGAGCTCTGGAGCTTCTTTAATGACCATGCTCTGCATCTCAGTGTCAGCGCCTACTATATAGCTGGCGACTCTTTTATCAGATCCTCCTTCTTCCCAGTTGAGCTTGTTGGTCTGGCCGGCTTTTTCGGAGTTTCTGTTTCTTCGGGCATTTTCTGCCATAGAAATGCATTCCAGATTGCTGATGTCACAGTTTAGTGGATTGCCATCTACGAAGGATATGATATGCTTAGGAGGAATGGGACCATGTTCTTTTTCCCAGACATATCGGTTTAGCTGAATCCATTTTCCTTTGGAGATTCTTATATGCCAGGATTTGTATTGCTGACCTGTGCGATAGTTGATGTGAGTCCTCAGGGAGATGGCTCCATCGTGCAGTGTGTTGGCGGGTTGCTGGCCTTTTTTGAATTCAGATTTTGGAGATACTCGCACTCCTTTCTTACCGGCATTTGCTGGGTTGTGCCCTTTCTTAAAGTAGGATTCTTGTCTGATACGTGCTTTGACCTCATCCGGGACTACTATTCCGAGTTGACGCATTCGGGTTCTTACTGCAGTGTCACTTTTCCCAATCTTTCGCGCTATTGTTTTGGATCCAATTTTATCATAGTTGGCTTTGATGAACTGATCCTGCTCAGCAGTAAGAGAGGTTTTGCCTTTCAATTTCTCAGCAGCCCATTTGCGACTCTGGGCCTTTGATACTTTAAGGCCTTTTTCATTCATGAATCTTTTGACAACCGAGGCGCTCACTCCGAGCACTCTGGCCATATCACTACTGGACTCTCGGCGATAATTGGCGTAGATGTAGTTGATTTTCTCCTGGTCTAATACTCTAAATCCCATGATTAAAAATTTTGAGGTGAATGCGGAAGTCAGTGAAATCACTTCGGACAGATCGGACAAGCTTGTTTTTTGATCTAAGTGTCTGATATTCAAAAAGATGAGTTTCGGACAAGAGCTCAAAAACTGGCCGATTCTGTCCGAAAGTGTCCGAACTACAAACCCACTTCGGACAAGATCGGACAAGATCGGACAGGGGTTCGGATAGCTTATTAATACTTAAATACTTATTAATCAGATACTTATAATTTGTCCGAAGTTGTCCGATCTGAAAACACCCCTTTCTTTTTCTTTCCTGATAATTTTTAAAAAAGGGTGGCAGGGAAATTCTAAAATGGAAGGTCTTTTTCATCTTTTGGTTCGTTAAACATTTTGCCCTGTACGGGTTTTGGTTGATCTGACATCTGTCTGCTGCCTATCTCTGGTTTGAGGTCCTGGTTGGCCCTTATCTGCCAGTCTACAGCCTCGTAGAGGTCATCGTATATGCTGAGCTTTTTGAGGTCTATGACCCACACGCTACTTTTCTTCTCGGGCATGCGGTGGCTGTTTTTTTCCTCGATAAACGAGGTGTCTTTTTTGATTACATCTGTGAGCTTGGATTTGGAAGGTGTCTGCTCGTGGTACTGTGCCCACCACTGTGCTATGACCTTGTTGTAACAGTGCGTGAAATTGAAGTAGAGCTTGTCATCCTTAAGCTCAAACTCACGGCCATGACGCAGGGGATCTGTCTGTGTCCGGACGCTGGCCAGGAAGCAATCCCACCACTTCATAATTACCGAGGCAGTGTTGAGCTTGCGGACCTGTGTTTCCAGTGCTGCTTTGTTGTGCTCGAGGAAATCGGCAAAACTGAAAGGGAACTGGAGGACGTCCTTCATGAGCTCATAGGTAGCTCCCAGTACTGCGATGTTACCTATCATGCGGTCATGGCCACTGGTGAGTGTGAAGTCTTTTTTCAGGTTACTCTCTACGCGCCGGTAGATTTCCTTGAATTTTTCTTTCCACAACTGTCGGTGCTCGAGCATCTGAGCTGTAAATCCTGATATGCCTTTTTTGGTCATATCCTTGAGCTCCTGGTAGGCTTTCTTTTCATCCAGGGAAAATTCCGTCTTGGTCATTTCTTCACAGATGATCCTGGTGATCAGGGCGTCTGCCTCCGGGTAGTGATTTCCAGTGAATATGACTGAGCTGGTAATAGGGATGGTGTCTGTGCCATACATGCTGTCAATGTTGCCCCTCTCATAGCCCCGCCGATCCCAGAAGCCTTTAAGTAGTCCGGTGATCTGCGGGTCATTGACAAACTCGGAGAGGTGGACGATGATATTTCGGAACTGGGCAAACTTGCGGATCTGTGCTTTGGCTGTACTGGTTTTGTTTTCCAGGTGAATGGGAGACTGAGGAGCCCCGTAGAAGCTTTGGCAGCACTCTATCAGCTGATCCTTACCAGATGAGGGTGGTCCATATAGGAATAGGAGAGGAAAGTTGCCAAGCTTGTCTTCGACAATATCCAGGAATGTAGTGGCCACGGTGAACAGAATGCCGTTGATAGCATGTGATCTGTGAACAGCCATCATCTTGCTGCAGTATGCTGAGAAGCTAAATGGAGGATCCTGGTCCAGGTGAACCTTCTTTTGAGGAGCGTATTTGAAGGAGTTGTTTTTGTAGATCTTATTGGCTGAGGGGATATAATACGATACCTCTGCATCATTTTGGGAATATTTGAATACTCCATTGTTATCGATAGGAATGGTGCCCTTGCCGGGAATGGTAACGCCATTGTTCCAGACCCAAAAATTATCAGGTTGCCAGCCCATGACTTCTATCTTTTGGCCCGTGCCCATGCGATCGTATAAGTACTGACGGAGACGCTGAAATTCGTTTCGACCTCCTGTCCACAGGAAGTTGCCATGGTTGGTCATGGCATTGTCAAATGCCTGGGGTGTGTTGAGGTTCTCCGAAGGCACATCGAAGATTCGTTCCTCATTGTATATATTTCTGATCCGGACGAGCTTCATCGGGAAGCGCTCATCCTGCATGTGCTGGATGATTTCTATACTAAAGTTGGATACGTGAAAGAACGTGTATGGGCGCTCTTCTCCCTTCATCATCCAGATGCGGTTGTTGGCGATGAACATCTGGTACCGCTCTATGTCTTTGATGAGCTCACTGAGTGGGGTTTTGACCTCTGTGGGCAGCTGGTAGCGTTTGAATGTTACCTTTTCAGCTTCCTGATTGTCCTGCTCGGTTTTTACCCATCTGGAGATTGCCGCTGCTTTGAGGCCTGATTCTTTGGTAAGCCATCCCTGATAGATCTCTTTGAGGGCTTCGTCCGGAACGGAGGCTACTACCTCTGCCAGCTTGCGAGCGCCGATGGCTTTCTCTGTCTCGGTGACGCCATCACCCAGGTAGTGATCCAGCAGTATTCTAAACCCTTCCTGTAGTGGGGAGTGCTGCAGAAGGCTGTGCATGGCCTGATATCCTGCTGAGGTATACAGCGCCCGGGAGAAGTCATCCGGATCCAGGAACTTACCATTCACGGGTGGCAGGGTGCATACTTCTGTTTGGAAGCCAGCTGCCAGGAATAGTGGGATCTGCTTGATAGTAGCTTTGATCCCCGCCGCATCTCCATCCAGGCAGAATATGACCTTGCTGCAGTAGCGCTTCAGTATCCTGACTTGTGTCTCCGTGATGCTGGTGCCACAGCTGGCAATGGTATTGGTGATGCCTTGTTTGTGCCAGGCGATGACATCATTGTAGCCTTCCATGAGCCAGGCTTCACCGGATTTGCGAATCTCGTCTTTGGCTCTATGCAGTGCAAACCAGGCTTTGTCTTTTTTGTACAGGGGAGTGTCTTTGGGGTTGATCCATTTGGCTGTGCGCTGTACCGACTCACCGCTGGCCAGCTTCTCTTTAAGCTCCTGGGATGACAAGGGTTTGGATACATCGCGGCCTGCAAAGCCGATGAGAAGGCCATTTTCATCGTGGATGGGAATGATGAGTCTGTTCCAGTACTTGTCTGCCTTTTCACCCGCTAAAAACAAGTCCTGGCCTTCTTTCAATTTGCCGCGTTTGACCAGGTCACTGAAGATCAGTCTGCCACCAGGTGCATAGCCCAGCTCCCAGTCGGTGATGTCGTGATCTGTGTATCCTCTTTTTTGCAACTCATTCAATACACCGTGATCTGTCTGGTTTTTCCTGATCTCTCTAAGTTCCTGTACATAGAGTTTTTGGGCCACTTTGAGCAATGGTCTGAGCTCTTCTTTTTTCTGGATTTGAACCGCTTTTTCTTTTGCCCAGGCTTCATCCTCATACTCCACAGGCATGCCTAACATACCTGCGAGGTGTTCTATGGCCTGAGGGTAGGGAAGAGACTCTTTCTCCATGATAAAGGAGATGACATCTCCTGACCTGTCTGAATGGTAGTCGACAAAGCGCTGCTTGTCCGGATCTACACAGAATGAAGGAGTGCGCTCGGTACCGAAAGGCGACAGGCAGAAGAAGTTTTTTCCCTGACGCTTGAGGTCTGCATAGCGGCCAATGATGTCTGTGATTTCCGCCTGGTCTTTGATGCGGTCTATAAACGATTGTTTGATGTACACGCTTTAGTTCCTTGAGTTTAATGATGATTAGAAAATGGGTGAGGGGAGATCAGTCCCTTTTTGATAGTTTGCCGGAGTACCAGTCAATTTGCAGTCCCATGGATCGGGCTATTTTTTCTGCTTCGAGGCGCTGCTTGTTTAGCCGCTTTTCTTCTTCCACGAGACTGTCCATCAGTGAGCGGAGCTGGCCTTGTACCTTTAGCGTACTCATGATTCTACCTCCTGTTCTATTTTAATGGTGTAGCATCCTTCCAGGCCGATAAACTCCCTGCGTACATTGGTGAAAATGGAGCCAATGTGTGAGTGAGGGATTGCGCTATCTTCTAGTGTGGCCATGAGTTCGCTGCCTCGAGCATGGCCTCCCTGGTCGGTTTCTACCTGCCAGAGTATGCGGCCGGTGGCAGGATTAAATATGGTATTTACTTCTACTTTCATATTATGAGTGATTTAGTTTGTGGGGTCTAATTTGACGGCATCTTCGAAGAATGGATCCTTAAGTGCCTTGGGATGGTATTCTATTTCTACATATCCATTTGCCTGAAGGATCATGCTTTTGATGTCAAATGTGTCTTGATTTTTGAGTACTTCACAGGCATCCTGATGACGCTTCTTATTTGCCTGTAATCTGATGAGCTGGTAGATGAAGACTGCGATGGTGATACCTAGTAAAATCCAGTCGCCTTGGAGGTTTATGTTCATAGTATTTCGTAGTTGTAGCCAATGGATGACATGGCGGTGATGAGATCCTGTATATCATTGTTTAGGTACTGGTTTTTGATGATCGGTATCCGGACTACTCGCTGTGATTCTTTGTGTACCCAGACACTGAAAAAGTCACGAACCTTTGTCCGGCGCTATCGGATATAAGTCTTTTCATGGTGTGGCTTCTTTGAATATGCTCATGTGAAATAGTCCGGGGATATAGACCATGTAGCATGTATGGCTGTCTCCGGGTGTGTAGATTGTGAGCTCCTCAGGCTTGCATCTGGGATGGTGTGCGTTGGCCAGGGCTACGTGTTCTTTGAGGTTTTCAAGGTATTGCTCTAGCTCATCTGTCCCTTCCAGGATTTTGGCATCTTTGGTTTTTGCGATGTTTGCGAGCTCCTGGCATAGCTTGTTTTTGGCTACATAGGTGGCCGTGATCTTTGCGAAATATCTGGTCATTTGCTATCTGAATTTTGTTTACACTTTGACATATGGGAGGTGATGCTCTTCTCTGGCCAGTAGACCTGCTGGCAATGCGGACAGGTAAACTGGTCGATCAGGTCTGCGAGCTCCTTTTTTCTGCTGGTTAGTTGGTTTATCTCTTGTTGTAGGTTGGTGTGTGTTTGTCTCAAGCTGGTGAGCTCTTCCTCCTTGCTGGTGAGCTGCTGGTCTAAGCTGGTGAGCTCCTGCTGTGCAGTGGTCTGCGCTTGCTTCTCTTTGAACAGGTGAGCAAAACCAAAATCCATGGAGCTGAGCATGATGCAGCTAAACCAAAGGAAGTAGTACTCGGCCTGGGTGTCTGCTTTCCAGGGCTTCCAAAAGAAGATGTTGATGATGAGGGCATAGAGCACCAGTATCACCTTAGACCAATGAAGCTGGGAGGTGACTTTTCCTTCGTCATCTTTGACCGGGATGGGGGCGAGATAGGAGCTATTGACCATGAAGATGAGGGTAGTGAGCACGGCTACCACGGCAATGACATGAGAGGGCCAGGGGTCATCGAGCAGGTCATGGAATATTTGCTGTGATTCATAGTACCGATAGGCCATAAATCCCATGAATGCCAGTAGGAAGAGTGCTTTGCTGGTGAGAAACTCGGCGAACTTGTCGTCAAGTGTGTGGTACCAGTACTCCTCAGTCTGCTTATCTTTTGTGTCTATAGTGCCCATTTGAAAAAACAGATTAGTGTGGCACCTACGGCCCCAGAGATGAGTCCGAAAGCCAGGAAGATAAAGGCAATGAATACTTCACGATCTATACCGGGTTTTCTGCCCAGCTTGTCTGGTTTGTATGTGGCGTTGTATTTCATGATGCTTGCTTGTTGGTGAGGTATTGATATTCTACCACTGTGAGCTGGCGAAGGAAGTCTGGCACTTCCCATTTGTCATCGTATCCTACTGCTTCTGTGACCCACTTTTCATTGGCTGTGATGATGATATCTCTCTTGTGGACTTCCAAGCCTGGACATGCGAAAATTGAGTCGAAATTGAGAATGGCCTTAAACTCTGTCTTACGGATCTTGGGCAGGGCGGCGATTCTCTCTAGTAGCTCTTTATTGGCTTTGATCTTTTTTGGGAAATAGAGGTTGGTGCGTGACCTGTAGCCGGAATTGCGATAGCCATCAGGTTTGCTGTCAAACTGGAATGCGGAAATACCCCCTGCGAAGCAGTCTATACCAATAGTGTGTGCTTTGGCTCCGACCTCTTTGGTTATTTTGTTGGCTTCTTGATCGTAGGCAATTCTCTTATCTAATAATGAGATAAGCTGCTGGTATTCTGGTGCTGATTTATCTACTAAAAGTTTCATGGTTTTTCGTTTTGTTTGAAAGGATTGTTGATGTCTACCCATCCATACCAGGTAGCGTAGGTTGGGCCTTTTCTAAGCGCACACTTTCCACTTTCAACCTGTGATCCCTTGATGTTTTTAAATCCGATTTTAGGATCGTGGGTGTAATGTTCACAATTGCGGCATTGCGTATTTTTCGGGCAATCTGATTTGGCATTGAAGCTCATGGTCGAGATGGAATTTTTTGAGCTTGATTGTCATACTGCAGCTTGGTAAGGCTGGATACTTGCTTGCAATGTGCGATGAGCTCAAGCATGTGCTTATGAGTGGTGGCATGACCGCCTGTGGCGGATGGTAGGATGAACATAATCAGGTGCTCAGCATTGCGCACCTCGAGACAGTGACGCCAGTAGCTCCAGTCTCGAATGAAGCAAAAGCGCTTTTGAAGGAGGATACAGATTTCCTCTAGATGTCTTAGCTTCAGCTCTCTATAAATGTGCTTTCGCTGTGCCAGGAATCCTCGCATGGATTTGCGTAGTTGTTCTTTGGTGGCGTATTCCATTATTTCTTGGATTTAAGGGTTTTAGCTGGGGTCTCCCGCCCCGGGCCTTCCCCCGGGTGACAGGGGAAGGTGTAGGGCAGGTCCTCATGAACCAGCTTGTGTCTGTTAGGCTACCTGTGGGTGGGCTTCCAGTATGTCTTCTGCAGTGCGAAAATCTTTGGCCGAGATATCCAGGAGTTCCTCGATACTTTTCAGGCCAAAGAAGTAGGTGAAGGTGATGGCTTCATCGAGTTTCATCTTGTAGGAGCCATTGATGAGAGACTGCAGGCGCTTGCGGCTTCCAGACTGTAGTTGGCTGTCTACGTATTTGGACATTTCGGAGAGTAGGCGCTCCCGTGCCTGGTCTCTGTCTGGCGCTCCGGCGATGGCTTGTTCGATCAATAGAGCTAGTTTGTTGGAGGTGGAGGTTGTTATCATTTTGTGCTGTTTTACTTACATATAATCGTATATGCTCTATAAATAGAGCTAGATGTTAGACAAATATAACTAGATGCTCTATAAAAGCAAGTAAAACCTTACAAAATTGCTCTATATTAGTGACGATATTGCAATCATGAACGAAGGTCAATTACTTGAGGATCTGATCAAGGAGTCGGGAATGAAGTTTGATACCGTAGCTGAAAAGATCGGTAAGTCATATCATACCCTGCTACGAAAGAGAAAATTGGATCGGATAGACGATGATATCTGGATCAAGATCGGAACCATTCTGAATATTGACATTTCTCAACACATCCCCCGTTTAAAGAAGTTTGTAAAGAATTCTTATGCCAGTAATTCTAATGAGGCGTTGGAGTCTCGCTTGAATGAGCTGGAGCTACAGGTAAGGACGGATTCGGATGATATCCTGTTTCTAAAGAATCGTATAGCAGACTATGACCTGATGATCGAGGCTAAGAATGAGGTGATCCGTCAGCAGTCTGAGACGATCAAGCGCCTGGAAAAGGAGCTGAAGAAATACAGGTAGTCTCTATCTCCCAGCTCTTCCATTTACTATTTACTTATTGAGCATCTGGCGCATGGTATTGCGATACTCGGCGTTTTGTTTGGATAGGATTTTTAATCGCTCTTTGATCTTCTCGGGGAAGAACCTACGCGTGTAATACAGTGATGCGAATATAGCAACGAGTATGGTGGCCAGAATGATAAACTGGTATATCGTACGTTCCTCTTGCTGCTGAAGCTCTCTGCGGCGAAGTTCTATTTGTCGTTCTATCTCGAGGATTTTGAGTCTGGCGTTTTCTGCCCGGATGAGCTGGTCTTTGGTAAGATCCTCAGCTACCAAATCGGCCAGAAGAGCCTCGTAGTGATGAATGCTGTCGGGGTGGGTATGGTATCTTCTAAGGTCTAGTAGTATGGACTTGTAGTCCCTGGAGTCCAGGTCTGAATGAAACCTGTCTTTGGCTGCTATGAGGTGGGGGTATGGATCGTCTACAAGTCGGGAGAGGTTGTAGCTGATGTGCATGGCGAGCCTGCTGGACTGAAAGGGGATGGATCTGGACAGGTAAGCAATGGCTGAATCTGTCATGCCTTCTTCTTTGTAGGCATTGCCGATGTTGTTTAGCGCAAATCCCTGGTATTTGGTGGAGCCTACGTGTGTGCTATAGTCTAGCAGGTCAAAGTAGTACTCACGAGCCTGTGGGTAGTCATTTAGGTAGAAGTAGATCAGGCCGATCTCGTTGAGATTTTTGCAAATCTGCAGGGTGTCTTTTTGGGCAAGGTAGTAGTCGTAATTTTCTGTGAAGTACCAGAGTGCTGAGTCCATTTTGTTTAGCTTCTGGTATGCCAGGGCGAGGTTGTACTGATTTCTATGCTTCCAATGGTCATCTGGCGCATGCTTGAGTGCTTTGATGGCGGAGTTTCGTGCTTCCTGGAAGCTGTTCCACTTGTAGTAGCACTGAAAGAGTCTCATGTATGCACGCATGATGTGGAGCTCCTCGTCACTTTTGAATGCCAGGTCTAGCGATTTGTGCGCGTGGATGAGTGCCTGCTCCACGGAATCCTCGGCATAATACACACCTGCAAGGTAGTAGGCGCTGAGGTGGAGGGAGTCTGCCGGCATGTCTGATTCTAAGGCTGAAAAAAATATTGCTTTGCAAGCCGGGTTGCCCTCTTTATATAGCGAAAATGCAAGGTTGAAATCTTGAGCCACTATCATTTGATAGTGTATAATGGCTAAAAACACTAAAAAAGGTCGCTTCATTGTATCAATTGAAATTATGGCGAGGTTGAGTTTGTTAATTATAGCGTATTAGCACGACATAAAAAAGTAAAGGCACTTTTCGTTATATGGAAAGTGCCTCTAACTATTTGTATTTTTCTAAGTGAGGTCTGTCAATCAGCCACCACCATAGCCTCCGTCACCGCCATCTGGATCACCTTCGGCATTGCCATGGGTGGCATCCACATCGTGTTTTTCGATTTTGATTTCGTTAGCTGAGAGGTCATCGTTGCATGCAGAAAATGTACAAGCGATGAGCGCTAGAAGGGTGAGCATTGTTGCTGTCTTTTTTTTCATGATTAAAAGTGATTTAAGCCTCTTTTTAGAGGGTTGGTTATAATTTATATGAGTACTAAAGATAAGCAAGAGAGGATAAGGGGAGTAGGTCAGAAAATGGAGTGCTGAGAAGATTTGACTTTAAGTCTGAGAAGTCGTTAATTGGGAAGAAATGAAAAACTGATACCTATGGAAGCAATACTATTTTTGATTTGCGCGGCTATTTTTGTGGTTTTTTGGATAGCGGTCTATACGAAGCTATCTGACATCTTGCGCGAGCTGAAGATCCGGAACGTGTACCTGCGCAATGAATGGCGAGTAAGTGGTAAGGACCTGGACATGCCAAGCCTGAGTGAGGGGGACCTCTTTACCTCCTATAAGCTGGGGATTATCTCGCACCAGGCGTATAAAGCTGAGCGTAAACGGAGAAGGGGATAAATGGGATATCTGGATGTGCTGGTACTGGTACTAATGACCGCACTGGGTATGTACCTACATGCCTGGGTGAGAAGCAATCTGAAAAAGTAAAGCCGGATCTAGTCCGGCTTTTTTTGTGATTCTACAGGGGTGAAGGTGAGGTCTGCATAGCACTGGAGTGCTGTGCACAGCTTGAACACGATCCCCAATGAGGCGTTTACCTCGCCGCGTTCCAGCTGGCTAACATACTTACGACTCACGCCGCATTTTTCTGCAACCTCATCCTGGGTGAGCTGCCGGTACTTGCGCAATGTGTATAGCTGCTTACCTACAATTGCGATAAATTCTTGTTCTGGTGTCATATGAGCATTGTTTTTTAAAAGTGAAGCCCCGACCAGTGGCCGGGGCTGGTTTCCCGCTAGAACTTTGCGAGAAACTAACGGGAAGTGTTACTTCATCAAATAGGAGTTGATAACTGCTGCCAATCTCCTGTTCTTCTCAGTGTTGGTGAATGCTATGGACTTATTGTAATCCTGATGCTGATAAACCGGATGTGCCCAATATATATTTTCATTACCAATCACGAGAATCTTACCATAATTGGTCTCCATATAACCCTTTGCTTTTTCAAATTTTGCGCGTTTGATCGCAGCAATTACTTTGTTCCTATTGTGAGAGTGATTAATTCTGTGGTGTTTGAAGTCTCCAGCTCCATAAGATAGGTTATACGCTTTTCTGGATACTTTTTGGCTAGGTGAATGAGCTTCAATCCATCTCATTAATGAGCCTCTATTAGATACATCTATACCAGATGCTTTAGCTATTTTGAAGATTTCAGTGGTGTTTTCTGATCTTAAAACTGATGTGATTTGTGTTTTTGAAGTTTTCATGGTCGCAAAGTTTTTAATTCTGTAGAACAGCTCCGTGCCGTTCTGATATAGTAAAGGTAAATATATTTCTCATAAAAGAGAAATATATTTACCTTTTTTTTGAAAAAACTTTACAAACTATACCCCTCCACCTCCTGATCGCGGATGCCGTCTCGGGTGAGGGTGGCGCGGAAGGACCGGAAGCGCATGAGGCCTTTGAGGTGGCGGATGATTTTTTTTGTTGAAAGGTTTTTGGCCTCCAACCCTGATAGATTGCCTAGTGATTTGATGATCCGCGTTTGCTGCGCAAAGTCACGGAGCTTTAAAAGTGTATTATCCCAAAGATTGTTCTCCTCATAATTTTCAGCAATTTGCAAGCTTACTCCAGGCAATTCACTTTCACCGTCAACAGAATTGGAGTAGAGGTTGTCACTACTAGCATACGGGTAGGTGTCTACTTTATTGAAATCGTATTGCATGCCATGCCATTGCACTATGGTGCCTGAGGTGTCCTCAGCATCATCCTGAAACACAAAATCAAAAGAACCGTGTCGAGTCAGCGTTTTTCCAATTACAGGCATGAAAAATTTTACCTGACTGGCAGTCTTGATTTTTTTCACCTCTTTATCCTCTATATAATCCCATAGAAGGTCTATGAATGAATCATCCGGAGTGCCTGTAGTGGGATTGTAGATTGCTTGTAAGGTGGAAAAATAAAGTCTCGGCTCCCTAACGCCTGTATAATAGTCTGTGAGCGTGATAATATTGCCACTCCGACTCCTGGTCATGTTTGCGGGCACTATCAGTGATGGAAGTCCCTTTTCGTAGCCTCTGCCTCTACCTCCGGTTCCCACATTACCGCGAGTTCCTGGAGCTGCGTTTCGCCCCAGATCTACACTGTTGAAATTTCGCATCCGACTTAAGACTTTCTGTGTTTTATTTTCTCGAGAGCTAAATTCGAGAACGGCGAAGTAGTCGTAACTTAAAAGCAAACTTGTTTCAAAACCATTCAACCGCACTTTTCCCGGTGATGCAGCCGACTCTGTAAGTGTCATATCTACATCGTATTCACCATAGTACCATCTATCACGCATGGCCGGCGTAAATTTGCTCTGGAAAATAATCGGATTCTTCGTGCCAGTCTTCTTCTCTCTGAAAGGAGTAGCATAAGCCTCCATGTACAATACATCGTTGTATTTCAAAAATTGATAATACTTTTGCTCCCATTTACAAAATCCGTAATCGTTTTCAGCAGTACCAGGCTCTAAGCTTAGGTCCGTTTTGGAGTCAAACACACCCAAATAATTGCCTTGCATCTCTTGTGGCCCTATATGCAGAAAGTCATTGCCCTCTGCAAACCGAATGACCACATCATCTACAAATGTGCTCGATGGACGCTGGTACGTAAGAGCTAAATACGGACCATTTCGTCGCTTGAGTGAAAAGTCAAGGCTCTCAACTTGTATTAGTTTTTTAGCCACATCTACATAAACAGAAGCACCTGCATACACACTCACCTCATAGATTAGATCAGAAACAGAGATGTCGGGCACGAAAGCACCATACGGTAATGAAGCGCCATCGCTCAGGATAGTAAACTGATTCGGTGTGCATACTAGATAATTATCCAACACCTTGGAGGTAAGACGATACTCTGTGCTATATCCCAGCTCAGAGGCTGTAATATTGAGTAGGTGTTTGAGGGTAAAAAAAGGAACAGCAAATACATCGCTATTCGTAATATGGATGTATTCCTCGGTGATTGGATTTCGATCCACTTCACCATAAAAATGACACCAGGGAAATCTGATACCTCGGTTTGTGGTGCCGTTGAAGTGATTATAAACTACTTCGTAACCTCCGGAGGGATAACTAAACGTTCTTTCTTTAAGAAGCTCACGCAAGCTTCGACCTTTATTCGACTCCAATACACTATCCACCGTGCTGAGCGTAGCCTCGTAATATCTACCGTCCTCGCTTACACCTTCCAGCACGCAGCTGCACTCCCACCAGACATTTCCACCCCAGGTGATTGCAAAATCGTCATAGGTCTTAAACCGGTTGCGGCTGTTGGCCGGATCGCTGGCGTACTTAAAGGCCCATTCGTTGCCCTTTACGGGTATCTGGATGGGCGCGGACCATCCCTGTCCCAGGTGCCCGAAATCTAATAAGTCATCCTCGACATTCCACGGTATCTCAAACCCGGGGTCTAGGGTAAGCTGCCTGCCGTTTTTGCTGAGTCCTATCATATCACTCTATCCATTGCCCGCTGCTCGAATGCATAGCGGTAGGTGATCGCCAGGCGCTTGATGTTTGATTTTGCGGATGGCAAAATAAGCTGCTCCTGCTCAGGGATAATCGGTGCTCTGGTCACCACAGTGTCATGCTTATGGTATTCGTAAGCCTGCTTGATTAAGAAAAGATCTTTCAGTGCAAACACTTCTTTTCCCGGCTTAGCCGCACTGGATAAGCTGTGCTGCGTGCGAAACTTCGGATCGGCATAGCGAAACTGCTGGCTGGCACTTTCGTACACCGCCTCAAATGGCTGGGCGGTGATGATGCCATTTGCCTGGATCTGCTCCTGCTCATCGCCCACACAGATCAGGCTGTCCACTCCACCTTGCGAGTTGTGGTAGTAGATAGCGCGAATGTGATCACCGGTGGGTGTGTATGGGTAGCACTCTATGTAGTCCTCAGTCCCGTCCGGGTAATCAGGGCTGTCCACCCGGATGATAAACTTGCGGATGGTTTTTGCCGGATTTAGCATGTCGTAGTTGCGCTTGGCGTAGCTGATATCATACATGCGCGTCTCACCGGCCCTGAGCGTGGTGGCCAAGAGCTCGTGTTTTTCTGAAGTGTTATCAGTATACGTCACCACAGCCACCAGTTTGGGGCTGGTGACCGTCTGGTGAGGGAGAATGTAGAGAAACTCCGGGTGATTCTTGCTGATCATTCGCCGCTGTGGGCGGGTGGTGAGGAACTGGTAATGACTTGTAGTGTCTATCATTATTACAACGCTAGTTTTGCTGTGTTACTCCAATTGCTTTTAAGCCCATCTCTCACCGCTCTTACGCGGTAGTAATATGCCCTGCGAACTTCCAGTATTACCGATTTCTTGTTTGAACCATCGAATGTAAATGCCTGTGGTGGGCTGACAGGAATATGCGTATCTGTCTCTATTGCAGAAATCACAAAGTCGGTTGATCCTTCCACAAGCTCAAAAAGCTCCCCGGCTGGTAATGTGTATTGCTGGGCGGCTCCACCATTACGCTCGATCGTAATTGTAGCTCCTGACACTAGATTGCCAAACTGATCTACAACAGCCACAGACAAATTTTCCAGGTATTCAAACTTCAATCCCGTAAATTTCCTGATCAGAAAATCATTGTCTGGATAAAAAACTAATCCGGTAAGTTTATCTACTGGCATTTTAGAGTCCGTTAGCTCGAAAAGTGAATCGATACTTTCGCTTATACATAATTATTTTCTCAGTTTCACCCCATCTGTAGTCCTCCTCCCCATTGTAGTTTCCGAGTGTATCTACAGATGGGATCTCACCAAACCTAAAACGTTTCCACGGTCCATAAATACCATCCAGACCAGACCAAGCACATTCATAGATAAGTCGATCCTGACCAGCTAATGCTATTATTGCGTCATTGTCTAAGGATGGAAACCCACACAAATCTAATCGAGGTAGGTATCTCAAATTTGATTCCTGAAACTCCCCCGTCTCCACTACGGTATCTGCAGCTACTTCTATTTCTCCTGTACTTACATTATAAGTTAAGTTTGCATCAGAATCGATTATTGCATCAAGCCATTCTGAGCCATAGAAATAGGATTGGCCAAAAGTTGTCCCTCCAATGTTATTGCCAGCATTTCCCGCTCCAATATGAGGGCTATCAGCCGCAAGGCTAAAATCTCCCCCCTCAGCATTGTTAAACTTAGGATCTAAATCTACACACCCCGAAAAATATGTTGGGTTTGCTGCATTGGCTGCCGCCAGATCAGTATAAGAGGTTCCATCTATAGTGATGCTCCCCCTTATATTACTGTTCGTCGCAGGATCACCAGCCACGGTCATGGTCAGGTGTGAGTTTTCATCTATGTAACAACCTCTGTGAGTTCCGTTTCCTGAAATAGGGGAGTTAATTATTATACTATCAAAGGTTGTATCCCTTCTTGCCGTAGCCTGTCCAGCGGTATACACGGAATTGATAAGAATGCACCCTCTAATATATCCAAAAGCCCCTCCTGTAAAAGTGTACTGATTTAATAAGCCCGCATTCACAAATACACAATCCTCAGCGTAAGTAGAATTCGCGGAATTAGTTATTCTCAAACCGGTGTCGTAATTTTTGAATATTATATTCTTGACATAATTATTTGATCCCCCAATTGTAAGACCAATACCAGATCCCGCACCTAGCAGCATGACACTACCGTCTCCGATAATATTTCTTGTACCAGCACTCAAACCGGTTTCTTGATAAACCCCCGTATAAATCACAATCGTGGCAGTTGATGATGTCGATGCTATAGCTGTTGCTATAGTTTGCCAAGGGTTTGCAGCAGTGCCAGTTCCTGTGCCGTCATCTCCCCATGGAGCCACAAAGTAATGATTGGCTTTTGCTGTAGCACCAGTCGGATCTGTTGCCCAGTCTATTCCTTCTTTCCAGTTAGGCATGTAATATTCGAATTAAATAGTAAAACCATGTAATTGGACTCAGCACCAAGCAAAATAAGATCATCAGAATGGACATAATCACTAAGCCTGGCACCCATCCCTGACCTACCTTGAAGTCCTCGTCAATATCACTTAAGTAAGCATTCTTGCAGTGTCCTTTTCCGTCTACTGGGTAGAAAGTAAAATCAACTATCACCCTACAAACAATCCAAAACAAGCTGTCAGACCGCATAATCAGGCTCATAAAGCCTATACGAGCAGACACTGATATATCAGGATTACCACCAGAGAGCGCATTGCCAAGCTGGCTAATCGCATTAGCCACTCGCCCAAGATATGTAGCGTTGTAATCTGTCATGCAGGTGGATTTACTATTTCATCAGTTTTTGCAATAGCCTCATTACGCATATTCTCAGCAAAGGCTTTTACTCCTGGGAAATAGGTGTCACGCAGGTGTGACATCATGTTGTTAAAGTCACCTGGAGATAAGGTAAAGACCGGTTCATCTGGATCTTTGCTAAGCGTCAGATGTACAAGGCCATCATCCTTCAACTCAGCATTCAGATAAGGAAATGAATTGAAGCCACCATATGCATTAACTGCGTTATCTACTTTGTTCATAACCTTTACACAATGCGAGGCAATACCGATCAGCTCATCTGCGTCATTAATTGTTTCCAGGTTTATTTCAGTTAGTTCCATATTACTCGGATATATCGTCTATATATTCAGTTACATTTTCAATTACTTCACCGACTTTAGTCCAGCCGGTCACCCTATCCAAACTTCTTTCTATTTCAAAGACAGTTTCATTTTCTGAGTTATCCGTCCAGGTTAGGCGGTTTTCTGTGTCGCTTTCAACAGTACTATGAAGGTTGGATGGTGCGTCTGGCGGTGCTAGAATGAAATACATATTCACACTATCATACCCACCCAGCAGCACAGCCACCACATCGCTGGTCACGATCGTGTATTTCAGTCCTTTATAAATGGTAGCATTCGTATAGCCGGGCACCTCCAGCTCATCGTAAGTACCTGCCGCTATGTCAGTGGTATCTAGCCATAGCTCATCTCCCAGCTCGTAGAGCTTGTTGAAGTTCTGCGTACTGGCGCCGGATCTGGTGCGGAGCGAGGCAAACACCTGGTCTGTCTCCAGCACCACTATGTAGTCCTCGCCTGTTTCCAGTGCGGTGATATCCACCCAGCTCAGCGTCTCCTCATCGCTATCCTCATGGTAGATCTCCTCTACCAGCTCCAGCTGCGCCGGGTCATCTTCGTAGAACTCACACTTTATCCGGCGAGAGGTATTAGCCATCACCACGTCATCGTCGAAAAAAACGGGAGCGTCATAGTTCAGCACATCAGCCTCCAGCAGGTCGTGCACATAGAAGGTGCACTGGCTGTTGCTGTCTGGCCATGCCTTCAGCGCAGTTACAAACTCATAAGTGCCGCTGTGCGGGCTAGTCTCCACAAACAAGCGACATACCACGGCATGTTTGTTCGTCGTAGACACCTTCCAGGCTACTACGTTTTTCGAAAAACACGGGTCAGTCGGTTGTTGTGATATGATCGTAATTGCCATCAGTCCCAGTCGTAATAGTAGTGTCCACAGCTGCACGTGTAGATGTTAATCTCCGCGAACAGCGGCTCCGATTTATGAGAGTGCCCCACGATCGCGTGTATTAGTTTTTTTAGCTTGGTAGTCATTTGCTCGCTCATGTTCACGGGGTGTAAAGTAGGAAGGAATGCCTTTTTGAATTAGGACATTAATAAAAGCGCCCAGCTTATCTACTGCAGCATCGAGCTTTTGCACATCTAGGGAGATGTTGTGACTCATACTTCCACCCTGAGCAGATCTATCCAGGGAATATCCGGCTGCTTTGGCTGCCAAAATTGCCTCTGCGTTTATTGACTCAGGATCATGCCGGATATAAGCCGGAATGAGGCCCTCCTGAGGATGATACATGCCCCCGGCAGCTGAGCCTACCAATGGGCCATAGGCATCTCGCATGCCTGTATAAGTCTCCGGAGCGTCCAGGTTGCCATGATAGTAGGATCGAGGGGAAGCTGTTTCCTTTTTTTGACTACCGAGTTGCTCGATTTGGGCATCGGCTTGCATGCTATTGGCTCTAATAGATGCGAAAGCGGACATTACTGTGCCCACAATAGCGGCTATAGCAGCAGGAATGGCCAACGGTGCTGCTGGTCCGGCTGTAGCACCAGCTACGGTACCAGCCTTGATGGCTGTAGCTAATGCCGATGCCTGCTCAGCCAAAACAGCTACATTGCTTGCTACTACCTGAGCATTTGCCAGCCGTGCAGCTGATCTGATGCCGTGCTCGGTAGCATCTGACTGTAAGCTGGCAAGGGCTCCGAATATTTCGCCAGCACTAGCTCCCAGGGACTGAAAATCGCGAAGGTTTTCCTTTTTCTGCTTTTTGATAGCTTCATCCTTGATCTTCAGGTTTTCTAGGAAGCTGAGCGTTGCTTCCAGATCTTTGTCCATCATGGCGTCAAAGCTGTCGGTAAAGGCTTCTTCAAACTCTAGTGTCTGTTCATTGAGCGACTCATAGAATTCTCCCTTGCCATGCTTTAGCTGCAACCACAGATTGTCCCAGTCATCTACCATGACATCCAGGAGCTCCTCACCATCGTCTATCCAGCTCCAATCTAAATCTTCTTCTGCCGGGTCCGAGGCCTGCTGAGGGCCTCGAGGACTGGTCTGACCAGACTGAGCATTTTGTCTGTCTTCAATCGCTTTTTGATACAGTTTTTCGATCTCGATGAGCTTTTCCTGGCCGAATTTTATGTGTTTAAAATTCTCACCGTATTTTTCCTGGAATTTGTCAAAGGAGTCTATCCCTTTATTGAGCGCGTGATCATACGATTCTTGAGACTTGATAGCTATTTCGTAGCCTTTCTCTTTGCTGGCATACCAAACATCAAAAATTCGAGAGGATTGTTCTAGAGTCTCTCCCTCTGATACCAAGGCATCAACAACAACCTTTTTATATTTTTCAGTGTTGGCGATGATTTTATCCATGGGGATATCTTCCAATTTCTTGAAAAATGATAGTACTGATTTACCTGAGTCGGTCTGCATCCCGGCATCCATCAACTTCAATATTTCATTGTCTGAAAGACGGTCAAATGAATCGAACATGGTAGAGAAGACCAGGTCGAGATTTGTGATCGCAGTAACTGCTTCTGTGGCCATCTGAACAGTGCCACGAAGTGCGCCAGCAATGACCCCATCCCCCTTTTCAACTGTGAGTAATAACCCTTCCCATGCAGAGTTTAAGAGCTTGATATCTCCGGTGAGGTTGTCTAGTTGCTTGTCTGCAAACTCCTGGGCAGTGCCCTTAGCATCGTTTAGCGCTGCGGTGTTTGCCAGGATCTTGTCTGTGTTTTCGGCGATAATGGCGGAGACGACAGCTCCACGCTTACCGAATAGCTCATTGGCTGTAGTGAGTTTGTCCTGGCTGTTTTTGATTTTGGCCAGAGCGTCATTTAACGAGAGTCCTTTGTCCGCAATGTCAATGAAGATGTTTCTGAGTGCGGTGCCAGCACTGGAAGCATCTACATTGGCATCTATGGCCGCTGACAAAATTGCCAGGGTTTGCTCTAAAGACACGTTGCTGGCTTTGGCAGCAGGAGAAACAATGGCCAGGGCGGTTTTGAGGCGCTCGAAGTTGAAAGCACTTATCTGAGTGGATTTGGACAGTACGTCAGCAACTCGTGTAGATTCTTCGGCCTGCAGATTGAAAGCATTTAGCTGGCCGGCCACCAGCTCAGCGGCTTCAGCGAGGCTGACTTTCATAGCTGTAGCTGCAGCGAGGATCCCAGGAGTCATCTTGATGATGTTTTGCTCCTCCTGGCCCAATCGTGCCAACTCGATCTGGGCCTGAGCTACTTGCCTGGCGGTGAATTCGGTGGTCTTGCCGAGCCGGAGCTGCTGAGCCTGGAGTGCCACAGTCTCTTTGGTTGCGACCCGGAGGATACCAGCTAGCTCACTATTTATTTCCTGGAAGTTTTTGAAGGTGGTAACAAAACTTCTGATACCGCTGATCAGGGTGTAGATACCTGTAGTGATGAGGGCTGATGGTCCGAATAGTGAGAGCGACTGTTTGAAGGATCGTCCGAGGTTGTGCCAGACTCCTGTAAGGCCACGCACCTCCATTCGCTGATGGCGAATGACTTTGTTTACCTGAATAAGCTCTGATTTTAGCTTTTTGTACTCCTTGGTACTTCTGTCTACGGTGGTATCTACCTGTCTTTGAAGATCTCTGGCATGATTTCGCAGCTGGCGCATGGTCATGCCTGCTGTGCCTAGCTCCTGGCGTAGCTCGGTGATTCTCTTTTTAGTGTCTGTGAGTTTTTTGGAGGTATTGACATAAGCAGAAGTGCCCTTGCGCATGCCCTCGAGTGCTTTTTTGTACTCGTTAGCTTCCATCTCGAGCTTGCCGAGCTCATTGATGCCTTGTTTGCCATCTACGATGACGGTGGTTTTTGCGGTATCCTGGAAATTGGCCAAAGAAGATCTCCTTTTTGGGCCAAGGTAGAGCGGGGGAGTGTGGTGTGGTAGGACGGGAAATTAAGCTGCCTTCAGCGGCTCTTTTATACCACTTAACACTTCCTGACTGATCTGATAGCCAATGGCTCCGTATAGATCATACAGTCGGCCATAGAAGGTTTTGGAGTACCATTTCTTTGGTTTTCGCGCTTTCCTGCCTTTGTCAAGATCCAGACTACCACGAGTAGACATCCCCAGCGACTTGCCGCGACCAACTCCCATATCTACATATCTTCCATACGTGAGCATGGTAAACTCCCCCTCGAGGTATCCTTCACCTTTGGAGCGTAGCTCCTGGTGCAGCTGCTTGCGTAGCTCGTGTGTCACGCCAATGCCCTGACGGACCAGCTGCTGGATTAATAAGCCCTCAGTCTTATTCATCCAACGGCGAAAAAGTGCGTATATGTGGGATTGAGCTTCGATTACTGATTAGGTAAGAGGTTCCCAGTCGTTTTCGTCATAGACCAGCTGGTCATTGGCATTGTCGGAGACTGTAAATGTGCAGAAGCATCCGAACCACTTGCTGTACTCTGGGCCTACTTTCATGTAATCTACACCATCGATATTACCGAATCTAAACAGTCCTTCCTGGTTGAGTCTTTCGTGATACACTTTGCCCAGAATCTTTAGTGCGGCGGTTTTGGCTTGATCATAGACGGCATCTTCAGCTTCCCAGTCGTTGTTGGATACATGACTAAAAATGAAGAATCCAAATTTCTGTCCATCGCGAATGTTTTCATTGCTCTGTCCGGAAAGGCCTCCCTTTGGTTCATCCATGACCAGGTAGAGGCTTGATTTGTCCAGGTTGGATACTTCTTTTTTGAAGTGGTCAATGTTGTGAAAAAAGCCTGAAAGCATCTTCAGGCGATTGCCTACATCTTTAAACCAGTTGGTAGCGTCGAGTGCTTTCATTTCTTAGTGGGAAATTTTAGTTTGAGATAGCGGGTGAGAAAGAAGGTGCCAAGGGTGATTACAAGTGATGTGATGACGCTGATCATGCCATTGAGAAGTTTGTCTTGCCAGGTTTGAATATAAACCATGATAACACCGGTACCAGATCCAGCCACTGCAGGCACATAGTCATGAATGATGGTGAGTAGTTTGACAATTTTATCGTTTGTCATTGGTTATTTCCTTTTGCTTTCTTCGATTGATTTGTTGAGATCGTAGAGTGCCACATCAGCATCTACCATGGAAATTTTCTCCATGTTGAGCGCCCCGCCGGCCATGGATCTGAGCGCATCTATCCAATTGCCACCTCCGGATCCAGTCTCACCACTAAATACGTGATTGTATCGCTCGACCTTAATGGCTCTGCAGCTGATGTAGAAGATCAGGATGGCGTATTTTATATTGTCAGGTATTTGGGCAATGATTTTTTCAGCACGATAAATGACCGTATTGTCATTGTATACTTCGCGAACGTCTCCATTCCAGGTGGACGTATTGCTAATGATTTGCTTGTGTCTGTATAATACTGCTATCAGACGGTTAAGCGATTGCATGCGTAATGGAACATTTGTGTAGTTCTTTCGGTACGCCAGGTAATACGTTTCCGCTTTGATGAACTCCATGAATACCATTTTTTTACAACTGTCTGGTGGGCCGTATAGTCTTTCACTTTTGCGGATGGTACGAGGAATTGTAATCACAGGGATCAAATTGCGAGTGAGGGAGTACGACTCAGGGGTAAGTATGAAATCAGCTAATAATCGGGTGTCGGCCATGAAATCAATCTTATCCTCATGGCTGGTTTTGAGCAATAGGTTCCAGGCGAGCCACCAATGCTTTCTAATTTCCAGGAGGCACATGATGATTTTGAAGACTGCCTCATTCGGATGGATATTGGCATGCAATAATCCTGCGATGGTTATCAGCTGGTTTGGTTTGAGGTCATTCCAGGTACCAGGGATGTTGTCAAACTTTTTTCCTTTGAAATAGAGGGCGCTCATTATAGGGCTAACTGATTAAAAATATCACAATACTCTATTTCGGCATCAAAGCAAGGGCATTGTTTCATGAATTCCCATGGTTCAATGATCCCATCTCCGTCAACATCTGGAGAGAAATCTCTATGCCCTTTTATTGTGATATGATCAATGGGCTGGTAAAGCTCTAAGACTTTCAATACGTAAACTATAGTTGAGACAATGGCCGATTTCTGTCTATTTGTTCTAGTGTCCTTGGCGTCACTTGCTTTATTTGGATTTCCTCCAGAAACAACCCCCCCAGAATAGCAAATACCAACTGAATCTGTATTGTGGCCATAAATATGAGCGCCAATTCTCTCTATAGGTCTAATCTCATAAGGCATGCCACTATTGGTAATTAGATAATGATATCCCCCCGGAGAATTTATTCCTCTTTTTAAGTGCATTGCTTCTAGCTGCTTAGGACCAAAGTACACGTCTTCTGGTGTGGCTGAACAATGAATGATGATCTTATTTATTCGTCTCATAACATCGTGAATATTGGTGAGTCTGAATCGTTTTCGAGATGATCAGAGGGCTTTTCACCCTCTACATACAGATCGCTGTTTTTGTAGAGCGGATAGTCGTCAGCATTGGTGTAAAGAAAATCGGCGAGCTGCTGAAGGTACTTTTCGGCCTTGGCAATGTGCAAATCCCTCCGGGATCTCAGGCGACTTTGCTCAGCTGCAGTCACGGACTCAGTACTGCCACTGGTAGAGTTTTCCAGCAGGTGAAAGCCCTGGTCATCGCTGATCATTGAGTTTTCAATGATGAAATCTGCATAGCTAAAATGAGCAATTGCACCCCTGATGAAGTCAAGCAACTTTTCGTTGTTAGCGGAAAGCTCACCACTTGCAAGCCATTCACTTTTAAGTGAATCATAAAGATCAGGTCCGAGAGTTGCTTTGACCTGTGATCTTTCCACCTCGCGCATCAATGGCTCCATGGATAGGAAAGTCAGTCTTCGAGATTTGATATTGACATACTTCTGGAAGATGACAGCCGAAGTAATGAACAGTTCGCGAGTATTGGCAAAGTTCCAGGCATAAATCCCCGTATTTTCTTCCAAAAACTCAATTAGATCATCGAGACCGTCCAGCCCGGCATGAGCCAGGTTACCACTGAGTGCTTTGAAGCTCCACTGAGTGACAGGCTTTTTCTCATCTGAAGAGTATTGGCTGATGCCATCTTCTTCGATAGTCATGTTTGCTTTTGGGATATACATCCAAATAGCAATGTTTGCCAGCGCTGGATGTACATATTCGAGCAGTTCTTTTTCCGATTCGTCTGTGGTACCATCTTCATACGCCAGTGCCAGGCTATTCATCAGCGTGGGCCCAAGAATCCATTTTATCCATCGGAGCTGAGCTCTTCGTATATCGGCATTCAGTTTGTCGATGGAGAAAGATTTCGCTAAGGAAACCTGAGATTTGATATCCTCTTCGTTAATCAGTAGTTTCATCAGGGAGAGTGGTTTCGCGTTGTGAAGGGGTTACTGCATTGAGCATTTGCATGAACGATCTGGAAAATCGCCAGATGATCATTTGTTTGCTGGAATTCCATCCGTTGAACCAGCTGATATAATCGTAAGGTCTGAGGACAATGTCTTGATGTGGTTTCATGAAGCTCACGAAAATGTTATAAGCCTCACGTTTGTCACTTCCCGAAAGGTTTGTTTTACCTCCCAACTGAAATCCAAACAGGGAGGGGTCGATTCCTGCCGCAGCAAACAGCTTGATCGACGCCTCGGTACTATCCTCGATGTAGATTCCTTGCTTCAGCTTATCATCGATTGGTAGGATCTCAACACCAGGATAAGCCTTTAGTGTGTCAGGATCGGTCTTGTAGCCAGTGGCGATGGTTTTTCCGGCATTCTCAGGGCCAGAGAGCCACTTTGTCATTGAATCAAATTCCGCTTTTTTCAATGCCTTTTTCTTTTTAGCATCAAATGTTTCCCACTCAGGCCACTTCCATGACCAGTAATAGTCTGGAAATCGAATGTGGTATTTGATGGTCATTTGATTTTTCATGACCGCTGCCTTCAGCTTCGGAATGTCATTTGCCAGCTTCAGCCAGCCATTGTGCCTAATGCCATTCCAGATGGGAAGCTGGTAATATATTTTTCCGGAAGGATAGGATAGTGGGTATACAAATCGAGGGCCGTCATTGCGCTTGGCAAGTCTTTCAGGCATGTCTACCCACGGATCTAAAAGTGGTCGCTTGAGCGTGTACTCATCATCAGCTGTAGCTCTTTCCGCCCAGTTCGCATTGATGAAGCATTTATCAAGCTTGCCTGAATCTTTCTGAAGCGCATACCGACAGTGGCCAGCTGGGTGTGCGGTTAACCATACTATTTTGGTTTTAGGCTTATTGACAATGATTTCGGGGAAAACATTGGCATATTTATAGAAGTCTACTGTAGCCTGGAGAGGATAGCGGGCGTTTCGAAATAAGAACTGCTCGATCTCAAAAATCTTCTTATTCTCAGTATCTCCCGTCTCGAAGTTGTAAACTGAATATTCAACGCCACCACCATACAAAGCCCTGGCATTCATATCCAGTGAGCGCCAGAGATCTGTATTTAACTCAAGGTCCTTGTCTACTTGCTGTGGCCAGTCGTTACCATCTCCCCAGTAGGCAATCTTGTAATCATTGGGTTCATTCGTTTCTTCTCGCTTAGCTGTTCGAGGTGCGACAGCAGTTGATGAAGTACCTGTTTCATAAATGGCTTTTTCACTTACCATTATTAGCGCTTCATCGCGCTCGTGGACGACTTCCAAAGATGACTCACTCATTGAACTAATTCTCCGTTCAGTTCTACAATTAGTTTTACATGCACCGTTCGATGTTGACCATCTTGAAATAATGGTCTGCACCATCCTCCCTGGTCGAATGTCTTACCAGTTAGTCGCACCTGATTGCCAGTGATGTATTGACCACCAGTACCACGAGACTTGGAACAGGTAAAGAATCCAATATCGAATGGTTCTCCACTCTCCATTCTTTCTATAGCTTGTTTTAAATGCATGGTACAAACAAACAGACAAGCACCCGTATGGCATAGGACAGGAAATCAGCAGATCACATAAGGCTGTTTTTTGTATGCAATTGCATAGGCTCGACAGTGCGGGGCGTGCAGGGCGCTGTGTTAAAAAATGTTTTGAATTTCAGGATATAGAGTAAAGTGTCAGAAAATCAACGTGTTATAAATAAGACTTTTAAAAATATGGGATATATAATGTGTCATAAATACAACGCAGAGGCCAAAACACATCTTTTTAGAGGTGGAGTCAACCGAAATTTAGTCTTCTGAAAGCAGTGGAGTGAGGAAATCTTTCAAGTCCTGGTCGAAATGAGGGTCTGTGAGAAGGTGATGAAGCTTCTTTCTGGTATAAGCAATCTTGGATGACTGCTTCTGGTGAATCCAGGTGTGATGATGGACTGAAGTGTAACCAGCCAGCTGCAGAACCTCATGCATTTTGTTAATGGATGGCCACTGGCCCTGATGACGAATACGGGAACGAATTGAGCGTACAGCATTACCAGACATGCCCAACTGGTGATGGATACCTTCTATGCAAATGACTGAAAGGAATAGGGCTTTGGTTTGATGAACTTTCATTTATGTGTATCAAATAAACGCACTGAAAAAGAATGTGTAGACAAGCAACCAACTACAAGTAATTTAATGGAGTCTCCTGATATATCATGACCATCAAAAACGAGGCGACCTGACTGATCTACAAAGTAAACTGGAGACTTATCCATGATTCAATTTGTATGATTCGTAGAAACTCACCATCTGATCAAGGTGTCTCTTATATTTCCGTGTAAAAGGATAGGTCTTGAATGACTCTTCACAATTCCTAATAGGACGATTCGATTGTTGGCGAACTCAATGCTCTGGGTAGGCAGCGGTGCAGTGCCTGATAGCCCATCCAAAAGTGCATATAATGCCCGGCTCATGATTCTGGGGAGAATGTGATGAGAAGCTCCCCGGAGGTGAGGTCTGTGATGGTAAGTGGGAGTGGTTTGTAGTCGGGGGCATCCGGGTCTTTGCCGGTCATGCCGTCCAGGTAGGCGTGGAGTCTGGCGGTAAAGTTTGTTTGCCACTGGGCATCGTGACTATCCCACATAAGATTACGTAGTAGCTGTACGTGATAGGTACTGTAATTGATTTTGATGGCACCACGATCTCTGAGGGTCTTGATGGCATTAACGAGTTCGAAGGATTTGGACTGCTTTATCTTATGAGCTTCTCTGACTGCTCGCTTTTCAACTTTTCTTCGCTCTTTTCGGTTCATGGGTTGAATCAAAAATTAGGGGCAGGCTCTAATGCCTGCCCCGGTGGTTGTCTATGCCCGTCAATGGAGATCCTATGTTGATAGTGTGCTACGGATATCTCGAAACTTACACACCCAAATCACATCATTGTCGCCTTACGGGGCGAAGGGCTTTCTTCGGTGTTTGTGTGAATGCACTGGAACCGGGATTCGAACCCGATGGACGACCATTATGAAAAACAATAAACCCAACCAGCTATGAACAGTATTTTCGTCACGTTCCAGTGTGTTGGAGCCGGTGCAAGGACCGGCTCCAATGTATCACCGCCTAAAATTTACTCGCCATTGCGAATTAACCATGTAGCTAATGTAACAATAGTGTTGCAAAAATGCAATGCAATATTGCTAAAAGTTATTTAAAAATTGCATTAGCTATTTCATGAGATCTTGTACAGGATGTATAAACCTGCAAGAATGATGATAATGACTATGCCCAGGATAATCCATGGCTTCCAAGATACGGTACGATGGACTTCTTGTTCTTTCTCTTTGTTTTTGAGTGTTGTGTTGGTTTTGCTTTTGGACTGATCGCTGGTTTTACTGGAGTCTGATTCCTGACTCACTTCTTGCTTTTCTTCCTGGTGTTTCTTTCTGGTGGTTTTGGTGCCGGTAATCCTGGTGGTGCTATCTGTGCCGGTGATGGTGCCGTCTGGGGAGATCTCTACGGGCCCCACAATCTCAAAGGAAATAGTCTCGTGGGTGTCTCCGGAGGATGAGGTGGTGATCTCGGTGGTTTTGGAGGCTATCTGGTGTGTTTGGATATCGCTGTGGGTGGTCTGCTCTAAGGTGGCCTCTGTCTTGGATGTAGAGGTGTTTTTCTGGCTGTTTTTACAGCTAAAGAGGGCTATTAGAAGGGCTATGTAGCACAGGAATAGTATGAGTTTGAGAAATTTCATTTTTAGAAATGTTTGCCGTAAAAAAAGCCATCCCTCTATCCCTCCAAGGGGAGGAGTAGAGGGATGGACGTTTAAGTTTTGATGAGTTTGATTAGCTTTTTGAGGCCTTCGGCTATGAATGAGCCGAAGTAGCCTATGACTGCTGCACTACCGATCTGATTGGCGCCCTGAGGTAGTCTGGTGGCGATATCTCCCAGCCATGCCTCGAGGTTTTCCTCGCCCAGGTAGAGAAATAGCAAGCTGGCCAGGATGTGGCAAAAGATGTTGTCCCACTTGTAGAGTATCCAGATGCGGATCCACTTCCTATTAAAGTCTCGGAGCCTGGTTTGCTTCTCTGCGGTGGAGATGTCTTTGTCTATGCTGAGCTCATTGTCTATCTCATCTTTATCTGAGCTGAAGCGAAAGAACCAGAACATGAGTATGCCGAAGAGGCAGACATACAGGTCCTGGGCTGAAAGGTGATCGAACATTTTGAATCCTCCGTTTTTTTAATTCGAAGGTGGAGGATTCGGAGGGGAAAAGGTAGGACGGTTGGTGGTTAGTATAAATCTATTATTTCAGCAATATTTTTGCTCGTGAATCATTTCGGATTCACTGTAGTGCTTTTCTGGATTGGAAATGAGCGTCTAAAGCGAGAAATCTAATCGTATCCGGACAAGTAGTTCTTTGACATTCGATATGATCGTAATCATTTGAATGCATTTTGAGAAAATCATTGAATAATGGGTCATTAGGAAAAGTAACCCTTCCACCTTTGATAGATTTTTCAATTAAGCCCCAGATACCTATGTTGTTATCGCAGCTCATGATTTAGGATTAAGAATGGAACGCCCAGAAAGTTGTCGAATGCGGGGGCTTGTCCGGGAGTGAATTTTTGGCGGCACTCAGAAATATATTCGAAGTGTAGACGATCGCTGATTGGTATTTTATATTTGGATCGATAGGCGATAGGGATGGTTTTCCAAATAGCGAATAATAGATCGTGAATTGATTTAAAATCCTTGAAGACTTCCTCAGGGGTAAGATCCAGAACTACTGGGGAAATATTGGCGTGATAGGCCATATCTTTAAAATAATCAAGCTCACGTTTTTGGGCTAGTCTATCAAGCTCCTCTTGTACCATTCCATCAGCTATTTTTCTATCGATCCGATATAGGTCTGGATTTAATTTGAATCCCATTTTTTCGGCACGCTCTACTGCTCCGAATGAGTGATTTTCGTTAATAAATTCGATAATGGGTAGTTCTTTACCACCAGTGGATCTACCTAATAGTTTGAGTTTATTATCCATGCTAAAAAATATTGACAAATTCCCATCCAACAACCACTCGCCCAATTCGATTCTTTCTGAATTCGACTTCATAATATGGCACCTCACTTGTATTCAAGTGCATTCTTTTTGATGATAAACCTATTGACTTAGATACAGGGATTCGAACGCTATCAAATCGATAATCAATAACTGAAGGGAGTTTTTCTCTAGCGATATCAATGACACCTGAATGGGAAGAAATCTTGTTTTTATACCAAGCTGCTTGATCCATGATTATAAAGGTAATGATAAAAAAGAATCAACCTGTCATGGTATCTGTAAACTCTGACTGATGGCGGATGTCTGACTCCAGGAGTCCCCACCAGAGGGTGTCCATGGCTTCTGTGACGTGCGGCGCCTCTACCTGGGGAAAGTTTTTGTCGCGCTCTTTGGACTTGTCTTTTTCGAATCCATTTTTACCGCTGATTTTCACCTCAGTGCCCTGTATGGCGACAATGGCTTCCTGATGCGTGGATTCGTTGACCATGAACTTCCAGCCGTCTTCGCGCTTCCCTTCCAGGAGTGAGCCCCAAAACTCATACTTGGTGCTGTGAAATGGTGTGCGGCCGATGTACTTGGAGATGACTTTGCAGTCTAGCTTCCGAAGGATGGATTTGATCTCTTCGGCAAAATTGAGGTCTTTGGAGGCATTGTCACCTACGGATGTGTGATCATACCAAAATACGACTGTTGGGTTTTTTTTGAGGTGGTACTTGTGGTAGTCGTACCACTTTTTGATGAGGTGTCGGATCTTGAGTGGGCGCTCCACGTACATGGCGTTGAGCTGGCGGGCTTCTTTGCGGGCCTTGTGGATCTGGCCGGTGACGATCCAGTTGATGGCGGCATTGTGATCGCAGGAGATATGCAATGGCCGGGATGCGTCATAGTCTGAGTACCAGCGGCAATCTGCTGTGGCTGCCTGGCTGTAATCGTCTAGCTGGAGTTTGTCCAGGTAGGAGTAGTTGGTAGCTGTGTAGCAGTGGGTGTCCGGATCGAACATGGAGTAGAAGCCATTTTCGACCTGGGCGATACGCTCATTGAGTACTGATAACCTAAAGACGTACTCTGAAAGGTTGCGCTTAAAGTTTAGTATGGCGTCTATACCCAGGGCATCTACATTGTCCAGGGTGGAAGCTTCTGAGACGAATACGGTGCCTTTGCGGAGCTCGTTGAGACCGGACTCAAAATCATCTATGAGGCGCTGGACCTTGCGGCGCTTTTTCTCCTGATACTCGGACACTCCTCCGGTGTATAGCTTCTGATTGATCTCCTCTAGCTGCTGCTCAAGCTCCTGTACTCTTTGCCTGAGCATCATGATGCCATCGATGACTTCCCTGTCTACCTGATCGTAATAATGGAAGAGCCATCGCCCCCTCTGATCGCGAGGCATGTCTGTGGTGAGCAGGATGGAGTGATGCTGGCTGAGGTGGCCAAAGTGCTCGGCATTGCCCCGGTTGGCATTGACTACCTCGGCGAAGTTGTCTTCTTTGAAAAAGCGAGCTTCATCTCCGTAGATATAATCCAGGTCTGAGGCGTTGGAGATGCCTACACGATCGAGGGAGATGAGCTGCTGTCCGGAGCCGTTGAACCAATGGATGAAGTACTTAGGATCTGTGACTGGTAGAAATGGTTTTTCACGTTTGAGCTCCTTTGGGGCAAACTTGCGGACCCAAAAGTGGGTGTCCTGGATGTAGCCATAGCGCTGCCAACCTTTGACGAGCTTGGGGATGATGAACATGAGCATCTTGTCAAAGGTGACTGAGACGATGCCTCCCAGGGACTTGGGCATGGTGAGGGCATTGCGCAGGGTGAAGTCTGTGCCTGGCCCCTCGGTCTTACCGGTGGCACGTCCCCAGATACAAATGGTGACCTGTGCCCAGATCATGTTGATCAGGATCTGGGGGATGTTGTGGTGGATGCGTTTCAACCCACCCCCAGCCCCTCCCGGGAGGGGAGTTTCGGTTGGTTTATTCTTCATCTTCGATAGTTTGAGCTTCTTCTACCTGATCGTAGAGTTTTTGGCGTTTTTTCTGGGTGAGTTTATCGATGAGTTTTTTGAGCTCGTGATCAGGGAGGACCTTATCCACTCTGAGCTCTTCTGGATAGTAGCCTAGAATGATTTTTGGTGGCTGTATCCGCTCATAAATGGAGGCGTCCATGGTACCCATCAATTCCTTGATGGTTTCTTTCATGACCTTGAGGGCGCTGACAGCTGCCCGGTAATCTTCGGCCGCTTCTGCCTTTTTTTTAGTGGCCATGATCTCACCCATGAGGATGTCTACCCAAAACTGCTGGCTATTGCTCTGATTGGTAACGGAGAAGATCTGCTGTGTGTCTTCGAAGATATTGCGTGCGGTGGATCTGCTGATGGTGGATCCTGTAGCGTCTTTGATGTACCTGATGAGCATGGGCTCTACCCGCAACCTGGTGCCCCACTTGCGGATGAGGTCTGCGCAGATGTACATGCGGTCTACATGAGTCTGTAGTGTAGGGGATAGCTGCGCCCGCGGGATGTTGCCCCGGAGGTAGGAGACTAGCAATTCACGATCGGTGTTTTGGATGGTGAGGAGCTTGGGAGGTGCTTTTTGGATATCACTCATCTTTCCAGTGGTTTTCTAGTTCGTAGGTTTCGGGTGCAACGGGAGCCGAAAGGATTTCTGTGGCTTTGTCCAGGACTGCCTGGTAGAATGGGAGCTTGTCTTTGGGCAGCTTGCCGTTTTTGGCACGGGAGATGTTGGACTTGTAGCTGCTGTGGATCCGGGCTATATCCATGTAGGTGATGGCAGACTTGAATATGGCGCTGACCTGGCTATCGAGGCCCTGAGGGTGACGATCGAATAGGGCTAGTGGTGTGAGGTCTAGCTGGCCGGTTTCGCTGTGGTGGTGGATGACCTTCCAGCAGGCGTTGATCTCGTCGTGCTTTTCCAGGATCTCTCTGCAGACGGGGTAGGCCCTGGCAGGTGGTACGTCTCTGAGAAACTGGAGCTGCCCTCTGAGGTAGTCTTGCCGGCGTACGGCGTGATTTCGCCGGGTGATGACTTTATCCAGGTCGGGGTTTTCGGGTTTTTGACCTGCATCATTTTTTATTTGAACCGGGGTCTCCCCCTCGAGAGGGTATTGCTCTACGAGCTGCTGGAGCTCGCCGAGGAGTTTTTTTCGAAAGAAGAGTGTCTCGCCGGTGGCTAGTAGTCTGGCCAGGGAAGGATTGGCTGTAGACTGCTGAAACAGGGAGAGTCCGGAGTGGTACCAGTCGCCCTGATCTGGCGAGGATAGGAAGTCTCTAATCTGTAGAATAAGCTTCTGATCGATCATGGAGCAAAGATCGATCGTGCAATTGCGCTGTGGTAGGACGGGTGATGTGGAGTGGTAGAGCAGCGCTGCCTACGCTCATTCCGCCATGACGCGCCTCACTGCGTGCAGGCCGTCACGGGCGGCTAACAGCCGCTCAAAGCGCATACCCTGCGGGATACGCGCCATAGCTTGGTGTTAGAGGGCATTTATGAAATCCCTCAAACTTATTCCAATAGTTCCCTTATCATCAGTAATAATCGCTCCATCATCAGGTGATGGGCAAACTGATACTTCTTTGTCAAAGTAAGGCTGAACAAACTTTGTAAGTGCCGATATTTCCGATTCAGCAACCCTGTATTTGTCTTCTGCCTTTTGAATTGTTCTTAATATTTTTTGTTTTTCACGCTTTGTCATAATTTCTAATTCTTCTCGGTCTTACTACAAGGTCGGATTACTTCTCTTAACCTATCTGCACTGCCATCAGCTTCAGCGACCCAAGTATGAACACTACCGTCTGGCATTAAAGCTCTTTTAAAACTAAGTGTTGAAGCTAAATCCCTGAAGTAATGCAAGTCAATCACTTTCATGTAATCGTTCGTAGCATCAATCAATTTAATATTTCCATGAACAGCATTTTCTTGAACATGGTGTGTATCCTTCTGCCCATACTTCACGAAGTATTGGATCGCTCTCCTTTTCTATAGTTTTATCTGCCATTAGCCCTGCACACGCTTACTATTATCAAATAACCCCACTTTGTGTAAAATCTTTGTGTGTATAACTCATCAACATAGTAGTTGCCGGCTTGCTCTTCAAGCTCCTTTTTAGATGTTAATAAATCGTGGTTTTAGCTCTTCTTGAATCGACGGTGATCTTCCAGCATATTCATCCTGGTTATGTCGGGTAGTTAGTATACCGTATAGAGTAGCCGTTAGGCTTTTTCAAATTATTCACTGTAAAAACAACTTCTAGTGTATTCATGATCTTCATCTTTATTGGTCTACCGCGCAGGGGATTTGCCTATCAATTGATTCACTTGGTTTTCAGCGTTTATTTCATCCCATTGTTCATCTGTTAGATGCCTGCCTAATTGCATTTCTAATTCATCAACAGCTTCTTTGATTGCTTGAAATCTGTATTCATCACAGGTATCATCATTGATAAACTCTCTGCAAAATGATAGAATACTAAGCGCGTTATAAGGTTTTAGTTCTATTCCTACTTTTGTCTTATCTGCCATCGCTCTATAATTTATACAGCTGTCACCCTAAAGATGAGCATTCCTGCAGTGAATTACGTGGAAGTGGCTATTTCCCAGGCTTTGGTTGGTCACTTCATCCTGAGTTAGATAGATGATAGGAAGCTGATCTTCATCTTTAAATTCATTGCTCCAATGGTCTACCATAGGAAATTTACCCAATATCAAATCCATTTCGGCGATATCTTCGGCAGTGCAGTCGTCAATAATCATCAAGGAATATTGCTCTGATAAATTAGAGGGGAACCCCTGTTCTATTCGATCTTTGACTTGCTGAGCGGTGGTGTTTATTACCTTCTCATGGGTGGCAGCTATAGCCATAGATATCCAATTTTTACCGCTTCCTGAAGGGCCTGAAATAATAATGTTTTTTTTGTTCATGCTTAGTTTGAATTTAACTGCTGCCTGTAATTAACCAAAATGTAGCCGCAGGCAGACGTATGCGGCTATCTAAAGTCTTACCCAGATCACTGCACCTGGTGGGTGATGGTAGGGTATGGGTTTGTGAAACCTTCTGGCGCGGGATAAGAACCAGGCATATTTCCACTTGTCCAGCATGTCCAGGTCTTCAATATGGTGATATTTGATCAAACCTTTGTCCTTTGGGATGGGGAGTTGACTGCATCCTGTCAGTTCAGCTTCACCGAGGATCAATCCACTGCCCGATTCTATGAGGCCGATCTTGCCAGTGATCTGTGTGCGGGAGCTTCTCATCTCCCAAACTTTGCCTTCATCAAAGATCTTGTCCAGCCAAACTTTTTTAATAATCAATGCTCTCTCCATGGTCTCTCATTTACATCACCCAGTCATCGATGGTTTCCGGTTGATAATCATTGGCGATAGCTTCTTTCACTTCATTGATAGCAAATCCGTTTCTGAATGTGTGGCCAATCTTTTTTTCTGTAGCACAGTATCTATCCAATAGATGAGGATTGGCTTTTCCGGCTACTACCAGTGCATCGAATGGGCTGAAAATACAAAAACAACAAGAAAGACGAGGCATGCCTAAATCATATGCTGGATGGTATGGCAAACGATGGGTGTTGATAGTGGCCCAGACTCGTTCATTGCTCCAGTGGTGAATTGGGAGCCAATCGTGAACAGTACGCTTTTTTGTAGTCAGTTTGTCATTCAACTTAAGCACGGGTTTTTTTGATCTGGAGGGGCTTTCGTCACGGCGAAATCCAAACACGTACAGTACTTTACATTTACCCAGGGCTTTTGTGAGGGCTGTGACTACTCTGCCTCCAGGGCCGCGCTTAAAATCACTGGTACAGTATCGTTGACCATTGCTAGGCCATTTACCACGTCTTTCTACGTATTCGAGAAGGTTCTCTTCATAGCCATCTTTGGTTCTACGCTTCGAGTAGTACGTTTTCAAGCCGAATAAGTCGGCTTGTTGCTTAACCAGATCTTTAGTGCCGGGCCACTCCATGTCACCTAGATCCTGATGCGAAACAGCAATACGATCAAAAGGGAACTTCTGCTCTCTGGCCTGACGGCACACTTCCCAAAGGGCACAGAGTGAGTCTTTGCCACCGCTGGAATTGATGATAATCATATCGTATTCGTGCAATTTCATAATGTCTATCTTTTCGACCTGTCAATATAGAAAAGGGGTGCGCCCTCTGCTAAGACAAATAGCGGGGCGCGGATGGTCCCCCTGCTATACCTGAGCGAAGGCTCCGGAGACACGATCGTAGTTTGTGGACATGATGAATACCTGCCAACGCTCGATGAGGTTGGTGACGGTTTTGTAATCACGGACGTTTGACCTGGTGAGGGCATCTGTGGCTACTGAGGCCACGTCACCAAATGCTAGCAGCAGGTCTGCCGGGCCGTGCTGATCCATCCAGCTAAGGAATGGATCTATATAAATCTCAAAATCGCCTTTTCTGTAAAGTAAACCATCGCTGTTTTTTCTCGACATTAACTCGGTGACCTCCCGGAGCTCTTCGAGAAACTCGAGCGTCTCTGTAATGTCTCTGTCCCGAACGCCATCCCGGATAAAGCGGATGATCATATTGACCAGGTCTGGCAGATGTGTGGGGTGGGCGTCTAGCGGATACAGCTCTAGTATCTCACTGTACTTGCTTGTGATTGTTTCCATTGTGACTTTCGCGTTTTAGATAAATATAAGTGGGGCGAGGGTTCGCGAAAATCACAATGGTCATCATGAGATGAATTGCTTGGGAAAAACCCAACCTCGCCCCATATATTTGGGATTACCGATAAACTGAATGAGATCATGAAGACCGTGATTTGAATAATAAATTATGATTTTCGCTGATGTAAATGTAGGGGACAGAAAGGAGAGTTGCAAAAAAGTAATGGGATTTAGTATTTTGCGCTCAAAAAACAGTTATGAAAAACACATGCGTCGCCCTACTATTGCTGATACTTAGCTCATGTACTTACTATAGCGGAGTCTATGACTTATCTCTAAATCAAGTCAAATCAGGCACTAAAAATTATCCTCTTACGGCCAATACAATGACTCATTCAGACAGTCTAATAGATATCACGTGGAAATTAAATGCGACAAGTTTTTCTTTCCAACTGGTAAATAAATCCAATTCAAACCTTAGAATCAATTGGAATGAGGCAGTATATGTGGATCATAGTGGCACAAGTGGTGCAATCATTCACTCGGAAGTAAAATACATAGATAAGAATAAGCCTCAAAAACCCACAGTTATCGTCGCTGGATCAAAAGTAGAGGACATCATAGTGCCGAGTGAAAATATATATTATGTGTCCGGTCAATACGGAGGATGGAAAACGAAACCAATTCTACCTAATTGGGGGAGATCTCAAGAGGAGCTGGATGCTCTCACTGATGTTTACATAGATAAGGATATTTCAATTTTGCTCCCCATTTCATCAGGAGAAGATACATATGAGTACCTGTTTAAATTTCACGTAAATGATTTTAAAAACACTGGTAAGATGTCAGTTTACTAAAAAATCCTGACTTGGTGTGAAGTCAGGATCTGTAAATAAACTTATAAGTGATTGCTTAGCTTGATAAGGGTAGCAAACCCGAGGGTATCAATCCGTCTCGTGGCTTCCTGGTCACCGATCTAAAGGCAGATAGTTGATAGCCTCTCAATGGTTTTTTAGCATCCGGCCTGAATGTACTGGGTGGTGCTCGGGCTCCTTTCTGCAGATCTACGCCTTCAAAATCTCCAGGGCTATGATGACCGGATACCTGGAATGACACGCTACTAATAGCTCCCTCAAGGGAGGATAGGGTAGCGTGCTGATGGAAGTGCTGAACAGTAGGATCTGTGGAGATAGCGAGCACCTTGTCGGGTCCTACGGCCACCAGGGCGTTGGACACGTCTAGATCAGCCTGCACATCGCACAGGCTGACCAGAAGTATGAAGAGAAGGTTACGCATAGTCTTGAATGTTTTGAGTGTCTGAATCCCCTCCCAAGAGGGGACTATTAATTATGAGAGGGCGATGGACAGCTTTACTTTGACGTAAAACTTGTCACTGGCCTCTGCGAGATAAATGTCGTCTGCAGCAGCTCCACGCTTGATGGAGAACACCTCAGCGTTGTAGTCTATGGTGTTGGCCGTGGCGAGTCCCCAGCTGGTGATGAGCGCATCTATGGCTGTCTCCAGGGCAGCGACCATACCTTCAAAGGCCGTGACTTTGTTGGCATTGGTATAGGTACCAGCTGTGAGCTCAAAGTCTTCTTCCTCTTCTATGGTAGGGGCTGCTATGGCCGCATTTTTGGCCGTGGGTATGCTATGCCCAGAAGGAGCGCTAAGGATCGTGCTGGTGTTTATATATACTCTTTTGGTAACGATGGCCATGAGCAGAAGTGTTTTAAAGCTTGGGTTTGATAAATATCCTGGGTGCCAGGGTAAAGGTGTCTGTGGCGGTGGCGGCTTTGTTGTACCAAAAATTGAGATAACCGACGCCTCCAGGTACTGTGATGGTCTGCTCTTTGTACTCGAGGGGCCCAGGATGATCAAACTGCAGTAGGGTGTCATTGCTGATTTTGCGTCCGAGATCTGCGGTGGCTGCATCTGGTATAAGTGCATGGTATACCTGCAGTACGGAGAGGCTGTCTTCTGAGGCACCTTTGGAGTAGAGTACGCCTACGGTGAAGGTGGTGGCATTGCCAAAGTACTGGAAGTTGAGATCCTGCAAGCTGGTATCTGCCGCAATGGACGTGTAGGAGTCTGCATTTCCGATTTTTTGCGGCTGGGCTGTGAGCTCAGCAAAGGAAATGAGCATGATCAAGGATAAGAATAGAGCGTTTAAGATAGCTTTCATTTGGATTGTGGTTTTGGTAAATACACTTAATCCCCTCACAAGAGAGGATTTTAGGGTTTTGATTTTTTGGTTTTTGTGGCTTTGGAATCATCGGCCTGAGAGGCTGATGCAAGGAGCGCGTCTACATTGTGCACTTTTTTGGCTGGCTTATGCACCTCCTGATTCTGCTGTGACTCTATCTGTAGTGAATCATGGATTTCTTTCTTCACATCCTCTGATACCGGAACCAGGCGCTTGTATCCCAGGGCATAGAGCTTGTCGGCTTCTGCGGCTGTGATGGTACGGAAGTCTACCCTAAAGCCTCGGTACTCTACCTCACCTGGCAGTATGCCTACTAGGCGGTAGCGGTCTTTGATATGAGATGAAATGGTACGCTGCATAAATTTTGTGATTTATGACAGGTTGCCTAATGGATGACAACCTGCCAAAATTTTATTTCTGATTATGCTGCCGGGGTGAGAAGGATCTCTCCTTCATACACCGGAGCGATTCTGCCGATGGACTTAAATGTAAGCGTGGAACCTTTAAAATCACTCACAGCTGTACCTGTGGTGGTTTCTCCTGAATCCAGGTGTGCAGGGACGTCTTCCCATCCGAGCTGGCGTACCTGGCCGTCTAGTTCTTTGACGAGGACTATGAGGTCATCGTTTTTGAACTCTTCGAGTATCCCCAGCATGAGTTTTTTGTTGCCCGGCTGAGCGATGGTGGCCAGGTTTTCATAACTATGGGAGTTTCGCTCACCGACCAGGTTGGATTCGAGCTGGCCTTTTTCGAGGGTACAGCTGATCTTTTTGAAGCACTTGCCGCTGGCAAACACGTGATCTGTGGCGATGGTGACTTTAGCTTCCAGGTTGGCCGGAGCATCAGGAATCCATCTGATGGTGGTGAAATCTGACTTTCGGGCTACATAAATGACGGTGGCAAGACCGCCATCATTATTCTGGCCGTTTGGCCATACAACATCTTCGAGATCCATAGGTTACTCCTCTATTTCAAGAATTGGTGATTTGATACGTAACAGGTAATCGGTGAGCCCGACTGATTCAGGTTTGCCACCTTTGCCAGGGACTGTGATTTCACGATTTTCGGTGAGATCTTCCCGAGAGTAGGTGGTGCCTTTGACGCTGAACTTAGGGATGCGCTGCTCGATCTTCTTTCCCTTATGGGTGAAGAAGTTTCCGGTCTGCGTTCCGTTTTCTTCGTCCATTTTTTCAATGGAGGCGTTTTGCTCAGTGATGATGGCCTGAGCCGTGTCGTAATCTTCCTTCAGTTGCTTGATTTCAGCATCTTTGGTCTCTACATCGGAATTGGCTTGATCCAAAGCACTCTTTAATTGAGTGATGGTCTCAGCCTGAGATTCGTTTACCTTCTCAAGATCCTGAAATGCCTGGACGAGCTTTTTGTAAGCTTTGACCAAATCTTTTGGATCCAGGTCCTGAGGTTTATCTATTACAAGATTTTCGTTTGCCATGAGTTTGTTTTTTGTGGTATAGAACCGACTCATAAAATCCCCTCCGGAGAGGGGACTCGATAGAGTGTTTGAAAAATTATGCTTCGGTGTAGTGGTCTGCGATATCCTGAGCGGTGAACGTGGTGTCGTGCTCAGAGGTGATGACGTATTCCGGTACATCGAAGGTGATGACGTAGCTCCAGTTGTTGAGCAGGTGTACCTGTCTCTTTTCCTTTTGCACGTCAAACCTGCTGCTCTTATTGGATCTAGAAGGTTTGATTCGGTTTTTGGGAGTGGTGCCCCAAACCTGCTCAGAACCTTCCATGGCATCTGACTGCTTCACCTTGATGGTGGACTTGTCAATAGCCTCGAGATCGGATTCCTGACGGTAGTACAAGTTGTACTTTTCGCGACGGCCATCGACGTATCTGTCTCTAAGCGTCTCACTCATAAAGAGGAAGTCGATTTTCTTTCGCAGCTCTTTAGGGATCTCTTTGACGAATGCCTCAATTTGGCCGCAGAAGGTGACAGGGTCTATAGACCAGGCGCCCACGGTGATAGGTGTGACTCTACCAAGCGCGACCATCCGTGCGATCTGATGCTTGATACCGTCCATAGAACCATTGGCGGGCTGCACAATGTCATTGGAAGAAAACTGCCTGGTGAATACAGCTCCAGCCTGGGAGACTGTTTTTGCGGCGTTGAACTCGGTGATCTTCCAGCCCTTATAGGCTACCTCGGAGATGAAGTCTTCTTCAGCCTGAGGGAGCAGCTGCTCTGTAATCAACCATTTGATGAATCCCCACTTGGATCGATCGGCTTTTTCGATTTCTGTGAGGAACCCAAGATACGATGGCCACAGCGTGTCTGGTGTGCTGGTAGCGTCGATCTTGAATTCGCCGAGCTCCTGCTGCCACGGCGTGAATGTGGACTTGTTTTTGGCCGTGAACGGGATACTGAAGGCCTGCAGCACGCTATCTATGGTAGCATATACAGACTTGTAGTGGCTTTCATCCCAGGGAATCTGTCTGAAATACATGGACAGATCGTCCATTTTAAACAGTTTCATTTTGATATCACGAGCGGTCTGCCCACGATCAACATACTCTTTGCCCCATTCGGCGACAATCTGATCAATATCGATATCTGAGTAGGTAGTCATTGATTAGTCTCCTAAGTGTTCGTTTGCGGTTTTGACTGAGTAAGGCACCTCAGGCTGATTGGCTGTTTCGAGCTCTTCTTTGCCAGAGGGGTTTTCTGGGTTTTCGGGATCAGCAGAAGCTGACTCGAGCTCCTGTACTTTATCCTTAAGTGACTGGATTTCAGTATTGGCCTGATCCAGTTCCGATTGCTTGGCATTCTCGGCTGCTGACTTGGCATCCTCTACGTGCTGATCAAGCTCTTCTTTGGTGAATTTTTCATTTGCACCGGTGAATTGCTGGATCTCTGATTTTACTTCTGCCAGCTCTTCAGCAGAAGGAGTTTCTTTTCCAAGAATCTCGAGTGATCGTTGAAAATTCATAGTTTCTTTTTTGGTTTCCTGATTTGGGGAGTTGGTTGAAGATTTCTTGCTAAAGAATTTTTTGATGCTATTTAGCAGTCCAGTGTGTCCTTCGCTCATTTCCTGAGAGGGAGCAAAGACCTCAGCATGACGAGAATGTAAGAATTCAAAGAGTTTCTCTGGGTTGTCTCGAATGAAATCGTCAATGTTAGGGTTATCATTTAAGAACTCGGTGGCAATCACTGAGAATTTGTCGCTATTGAAGTTTGCAGAGAAGAGTTTATCGGTGGCCGCTCCCTGGTCAACTATATCACAGAAATAGATGTCATCCATCTCTACAAACAGATCCTTTTTAGGATCATAGTGAGTCATTTCCCCGTTTTGATTTCTGCAGCGATTCCATATTCCTTTTTTGTCGCAATACCAGATGTTGACTCTTTTATTGTCTTCATCGTATTGGTATTCGTAGAGGGGTTTGAAGACAATGCTGCACATGATTGCTTCAGGATCTTCTGATGCCTGGCTTATCATCCAGTCTTTCATTCCTGGATGAGTAGGAGAAAGGTTTGCCGAATCAAACAAGTGCAGGTCAGCGACCATTTTATCATCTTCGACTCTGAAGTTTTTGAATCGACCCATCTCTGATCCGAGCGTTTCATTGCTCATGGATGGATGGCCGAATCTGGCTTTCATTCCTTTTTTCTTGAAATTTTCGTTGGCTTTTTTGATGCCATCCTCAATAAAGGATTGCTCTAAATGTACCCCATGACCTAAAGCCTCACCAACCTGACACATGATTACGCCAGATAATACGCCATTTTCAGCATCTATATTAGAAGTGCCAAATGTCACTCTTTCAGATTTGAACCAGCGATTTGTCGGTTTGTGGGATTCCTTTGCCATTATGTAGGCAATGGTATATATATATAGGTGTGGGTGGTAGGACGGAAAACCTAAGTGAGATTAACCAATGGGGGTTTGTGAGGTGTGGAGCCGGTGAAGTAGAAGGTGTATCCATTGAAGTCCATCATTTTCATGCCTGTGCGATAGTCTTCATTTTGGCGCATGGGAGATTCGGGTGTGCCGATTAGTTTTTTAGCGCCGTTTCGGTCTTCTATATATAATACGAGTCCACGATCGGTTACTTTCTCCAGCTGGGATCGTATGTCTGCCCTGTCTTTGTTGAACCGAGCCTCTAGGGAGTTGTTGGTTTGCTTATTGCCAGCGGATATTTCAGACGGAGCCTGTAACTGAGGAGTAAGCAGGATAGGAGAGATGTCATGGAAGTGATTGTCGATGACGCTTTGAGGCACATCTATGGTGTCTGGATCTTGCCAGAGTGTCATCCAGTCGATAAGATCTTCCAGATCCTGGGCAATGGCGTATTTGATGACCTTGAGGCCTCCATAATTATCTGTGTAATTGTTGCTGATACTGGCCAT